CAATATATTAAGATTTGAAAATTTACATCAAGATTTTATTGAATATAAAAAAAAATATTTACCACTAATTAATAATAATGCTATTAAAAATGTTCATATTCATAAAACATCCAAAAATATTGATAAATTTTCATTAGATAAACATTCAAGGAACTTAATTTATAAATATTATGAAAAAGATTTTTTAATATTTAATTATGATAAAAATTTTTAGATTTCTGTAGATCCAAAACCTCCAGCTCCTCTTAAATGTGCAGAGGTGTAATAGTACTAATATTCTTTCTTTTCATTCCTTCTTTTCTCTAATGCTTTACGATCAGTTTCAATTAATTTTAATGCTCTAACAATCGTATTTTCATAACGTAAACGCATAGGTAACCGAGCCTGTTCTTTTTTATATTCTTCAATTTCTTGGTAATGTTGTATAATAACTTCTGGCCAAAATTTTTTATCTACTAAGGATAAATCTAAATCCATAATTCCCTGATAGCCCTTTATAATGTGATCTGAATTTTTTTGATTCATAATAAATAAAAATAATTTATATTTATTATTTTATAATTATTTTTAAGTATTTATCCTCTTAATTCAAATTTAAAATCATTTTTATATTTTTATATAAAGATTTTCTTCTATTAATATTCATGAACTTTCCCTTAGAAGGAATAAATCAAATTTCATCAAATGAATTACGATTAAAAATAATTGATTCTTCTAAAAATTTTATTTTTATTCAAAATAATCAATTAATTCGTCAAAAAAAGGAAGAAATAGATAAATTAGAAAACATTGATAATTGGGATAAAATGAAAAAAATTGGTAATCCTTATGAATTAATTTACACAAGTTATAATAAAAAACGTAAAAACGACAGTATTAGTTCTTATATTCCTATTAGTCGTTCTTATTTTAAACTTTGGGAAATTTTTTATAATTTCGAACTATTTAAAGATTTTCAAAATGATAAACCATTTATTTTTTCACACCTTGCTGAAGGTCCGGGAGGATTTATGGAAGCTTCTTATAATTATATGAAAAAAAATAACAAAAAAAATAACTACTATTATGGTATTACACTAAAACCACATAATGAATATGTTCCTGACTGGAATAAAATAAAAAAAATTTTCGATAATGATAAAAAAGTACAAATTGACTATGGGAATCTATATATTTTTGAAGAGGTACTAAAATATGTAAAGAAATTTGAAGAAAAAAAAGCTCATTTTGTGACAGCTGACGGAGGCTTTGATTATTCAAATGATTTTAATGGTCAAGAATTAAACTCATGTCAAATTATTTACAGTGAAATTGCTATTGCTTTAAACATACTTCGTAAAAATGGATGCTTTGTGGTAAAAGTTTTTGATTTATTTAGTATTACTTCTTGTCAATTTTTAGCTATTTTAACTTCTCATTTTCGTGTTGTTAATATATATAAACCGGAAACAAGTCGTCCAGCTAATTCAGAAAAATATTTAGTTTGTCAAGATTTTTTGGATAATATTAGCAACCAACAAAAATATAACTATCTATTGATCATTAAACTTTGGAATGAATTACAAAATAAACTATCCCTAAAAAATAGTTCTTTTATCTTTCAATCAATGAATGTAAATAGTCAATTAATTCATTTAATCGCTGAATATAATGAATTATATGTGAAAAAACAACTACATTATTTGGATAATACTATTAAAATTACACAAAATAAACCTCCTAAAGAAGAATATTATAAAATTATTAAAAATCAAGTAGCTACGGCAATTAATTGGTGCCAAAAATATCATGTTTCAATAAATACCAATAGTATATATTATAAAAAAAATTATTAGTATCCAATTTTCTGTTTTTCTTCTTCTGAAAGAAATTTATTAAATTCTACAAATTGTTTAATTATATTTTCTTTATTATTATGAAAAATATCAACTAAAATATTTTTCACCACTTCTTTCGTAATATGATGTTTATTTTCATTGAAATCATTGTATTTCTCCTCAAGTGTATCTTTATGTTTATCTAAATCACAATTAATATAATCATTATTTTTAATTTCATTATAAAATGTATTCAAGTGATTATATAATTTATACATCATTTTAATAATAATTTCATCAGATGCCATATTAATAAATTTATCATTTTGAAAGACTAGGCCTGAGTCATTGTCATCATCAAATAGTACATTTTTATTTTTATCATTTTTTAAAATTTCTTCCATTGTATTGGAGTATTTATTATCGGATAAAAATAAAAGTAACTTTTTTTGATGGTCAATATTAGATAAATCCCATTCTTGATCAAAAGGAATCATATAAAATTTCTGTTTATTTTCTTCATTATTATAGACATTAATTGATATATTATTAATTTGATGATTATTAAACATTTGATTCATTGTATTATTTACCGTTGTATGATGATTATCTTCTTGACTATTAGAGGAATGTTCACTAAATTCTTGATTTTTTTTTAAATGTGAATATTCTTTCGAACTTTGAAATTCCTTTGAATTTAGATATTCATTAAATGAAGAAGAATCTGACTCGGTATTTAAATTTTTCGATGCATCTTGTTTTTTCAATAGTTGTAATTGTTGTTCTTTAAAATCATCTATATATTGTTTTTTTTTATTACATTTGTTCTGAATATGACGTATTAATTCATATTTACGATAAAAAGTTCGCTTGCAGTATAAACAATCAACAATATTATTTTTTTTTATAAATCCAATATAATCTTGATCATTTTCAAAAATAAGTTTTACCTTTTTATCATTTTTTTCTTCTTGAATTTCATTGATTTCGTGAATATTCTTAATATCTTTTTGAAGTAATAAAGAATCAGAAAATATAATAGATTTCTCTTTATTATTTTCAGATTCAAAAATTGTATTTTTTTGTTTAAGAAGTTGATTTTGTTGATTCATTTGTTCTAATTTATTTTGTAATTTATTATGTACTTGATCAAAATTTAATACTTCATTTTTAGGGAAGGAATCTTTGTTTAAATCCTTTAATTTTTCCATTTGTGACCGATAATTAGAGTCATTCTTAATAGAATACATATCCATTTTTTTCTGTTTTAAAATACAATTATCTGTTTGAAGTTTATCTAGATTTTGATTTTGTATTCCATTTGAAATAATGACATCTTGTTTTTCTTTTTCTTTTTTTAATTTTTTTCCTTCAAATATATTGTTTTTAAGATCGTTATCTTCGCAGTATTGTTCTTTTATCTTATTATCTTTATCATTTGGATGATAATTATCTAATAGAAATACATCTTGATTATCTAAAAAAGGATTATCTAAAGATATATCATTTTTTACTACAACATTCGTTTCCTCTTTTTGATCACCAAAATAGGCTTTAATATTTGAATATGAATTTTTTTTTGTTATTACTTGATCTTCACTGATTTTTTTTAAAGAATATTCGTCTAATAAGTCTTCGTCAAAATTATAAGAATCAATCTTTCTTAAACATTTATTTTTACGATTTAAATGTTTTTTCATATCTTTTCTATTTTTTGATACATAAAAACAACGATGACATTGATAAACCATATTTAAGATTCTTCTTAATTCTTAATACTATTTTATTTTTATATGCTGTTTCTTTAAAAAAATAAAAAATATTTTCTAATCTATTTTTTAATGAAAAGAAATAAAAAAAAAAATTGAAAAAATTTGAAAAAATTTGAAAAAATTTGAAAAAAATAGAAAAAAATAGAAAAAATAATAAAAAAAATAATATTATTACCAATATTTTACACTATTTATATTATAAAATGATATTTTTTTCTTGGTAAGCTAACGGTCCAACTTTTTTGCTAATTTTAAAACGACTTTTTCTTTTTTAATACCTTCTCTTTTTTTTATAAAAGGAATCAAACATAAAAAAAAATATTTTTTATTTTTTTACACAAAACAGAAATAGTTATATAGATCACTGTATATTTAAAAATTTTATTTACGGTTTTTTTTCTGCTAATTTTAAAAAGCGAACATAAAACCTCCCTACTTAAAAGTTGGCAAAAATGGAAAATGCTAAATTTTGGGGACATTGTTTTTAGCAAGAAAAAACACCTCTTTTTTTAAAAGATCCAAAAAAATCTTACTAGTAAAATTTTGTCGCCAAAAAAAATAAACTGCAAATTTTGGTCAAAAATTTGTCATGTCCCCAAATGGCGTCTATCCAATTCCTTCTACCTTTCTTCCTTTTATAAGTATTTTTAAAATAAATGACCAAGAAAAATAAAAAAAAAGATTTTTGACACTTTCAAATTTCTGCTAATTTTTTAGCAAAAAATTAGCAAAATCACCGGTCAATACCATACCGATACTATAAAAATAACATATATTTTACTTGTTCATTTATTGATAAAAAATATTAAAAAAAAATGTTAAAAAAAGTTAAAAAATTAGCAAATGGGGACAAAAAAGTGGAGAAGAAAAAAACTGCATTTTAAAGTTTTTATTTTAGAAATTGCAAAATATACTTTTTTTATTTTTTCAATTTTCAAAAAAAAAAGTTTAAAATAATGTTTTTTTTTTACTTGAAAATTTCTTAAAATTATATATATTATATTTATATTTTTTTAATATTAAATTAACAAAAAAAATAGATAAAAAATTAAAACCTTCAATACCCCTTACGGTAAGTCATTTTGCGCATTTGCTAATTTTTGGAGTAAAATGAGTAAAAATTTTCTGAGTAAAATTACTTAATTTTCATTTTTTAGAAGAAAATAACAACTAAAAAAATAAAAATACTTAAAATCTCCATTTTCCTCCCATTACGGAAAAATGGGGACAAAATCAAGTAATTTTTTTCAGAAAACTTTCCAAAGAATCCTTTTACTCAATTATAAAAAAGTAATAAAAATACACTTTCACGGTTAAAGTACTCATTTTAACTCATTTTTGGCTAAAAAAAAATTTTCAGCCAAAACATGAAACATAATCATCTTTTTCAGATGAAATACAAAATCTGATACATTATTCATTTTTTCTGAAAAAAAACGCGCAAAAAAAGCCATTTTGGAATGAAATGGAATGAAAATCTTGCGCGAAAAATTCAGCCAAAACATGAAACGTAAAGACGTTTTTCAGATGAAATACAAAATCTGATACATTATCTACTTTTTTCAAAAAAAAGCGCGCAAGATTTTTCATTCCATTTTATTCCAAACGCTAAAAACCTGCGCGAAAAATTCAGCCAAAACATGAAACATAATCGCATTTTTCAGATGAAAGTCAAAATCTGATACGTTATCTACTTTTTCCAAAAAAAAGCGCGCAAGATTTTTCATTCCAAAATTATTCCAAACCCAAAACCTTGCGCGAAAAATTCAGCCAAAACATGAAACATAAAGACGTTTTTCAGATTTTTATTTTTTTATGATACATAATTCACTTTGCACCTGCAAAAATTGCGTAAAAATTTATCCTGAGTTTTCAAAAAAAATTCAGCCAAAACATGAAACACAAAGACGTTTTTCAGATTTTGACCCTAAATATGAAACATAATCCACTTTGCACTTGCAAAAATTGCATAAAAAATGCATCCTGAGTTGAGTCACTTTTCTAAAAGTTGATTTTTTTTGAAAAAAATTAAGTAATTTTACTCATTTTTATGAGTAAAATTACTTAAATTCACTTTTTATCAAACAAAATCCGTTAAAAAATCAAGTAATTTTTATTTTATTGTATTAAAAAAATATCACGGTAAAAACTAATATTTTATGAAAAAGAAAAAGAAAAAATGAAAACTTATTTTTCATAATCCAAATTTCATTTCAATACCTATTTTTGAAGAATGATTTTAGAAATCTATAATCTTTTCAATGACCAAGAATTTAACGTAAATGATTTGGTTAAAATAACATTTTTATATAAAGATAGTATGTATATAAAACCAATAGATAGCCTTATCGATATTCCAAAAAATCAAATAGTAAAAGAACACATTTGGTGTCATATTAATAGTATGAGCAAAAAATATTTAATTGTAGAAATAGCTAACCCATGTTGTTATAGTAAAAATAAGAATAGTCCTATTTTAAAACCTGGTGATGTTTTGCGTATTCATAAAAAATACGTAAAAATACATAAGAAATATATGTCTATGGAATATATTCCATCATTACCTGATCTTTACGAATTGAGTGCATCTCCTGAACAAAATGCGCAATATCAGGAATTAAAAAATAAATTAGAATTACTTCGTGAACAATCAAATATACAACTTATACCAAAAAAATCCTAAATATTTTTATTATAAAATTATCATTCTTAATCTTAATTCTTAATCTTAATTCTTAATCTTAATTCTTAATCTTAATTTTTAATCTTAATTCTTAATCTTAATTTTTAATCTTAATTTTTATTATTTTTTTTTTATTCATTCGATCGAATTTCTTTTAATAATAATGAGGTAGAAATAGGAGAATAATACTCAACTGCACGAAATTTATTTAATTTAATCGGAATCTTAAAAAATGCACGTTGTTTTTCTTCATCTTCTTTATTCATAAATGAATGACATACTAAATCAATATGATGCTTTTCTAAAAATAATTCATCAATTACTAAAGGAGAGTGCACAATTACTTCATCAACATATTTACAAGATTCAATCAAAATTTTTCGATGTTCTTCATCGTAAACAGGTTTTCTTTTATAGTTGGTAGCATCTTCATCAGAAATAATACCAACAATAACATGATTTTCCTGATCATCCAATTCCTTTATTTTCTTAAAATGGTGTACATGTCCTTTGTGAAATAAATCAAAAATACCATCAATATAGATACGACGTACTATTATAATATATATTATAGAATATATATTATAAAATAACGATTTTATTTCCAAAATTACTTCTTTTTACTTACTGATTTTACTAATTTGATAAGTGTATTCAAAATTACTTCTTTTTACTTTTTTACTTACTCATTTTACTCATTTTTATCTTCAATCTTTTTAGTTGTTTTATCTAAATCACGTACTGTATCTTTTACAAATTCATCGTAATATTGTTGTCCAACACGTACCGAAGCATTTTCATTGGTAATTTCCTTCTTTTCAATTTTTTCCTTTAATTGCAGCATTTCATTTAATCGATAAAGAGGAAAAGTAGAAGGATTCTCAATTAAAGAAAAAAATAATGTAGGATATTTCTGATGCATAAAACTAAATTTCTGCATGCATGTTTGTTTGTAACCATCTATATTTTGACGACGCGCAATTCTATTTTCCGTTAATAAACAAAAATTCAATATATCTTGAACATGTTTTTTGATCATTTCAGCAGACTCAACAGGTTCTAAGCTATCGACATCTACATTCTCAAATTGATTAAAATCAAAATCTTGTAAATCCAAAGAAGCTTTATTATTATTTTCCATTTTTATAAATAATTCTTTATTATAATTATAAGTATTATTTTTTTAAATTAAATAAATTAAATATATTATACTTTAATAATGATAAATACAATTATTATTATTTTATTTATAATATTACTTTTACTTTATTTGCACCATCTATATGTAAGAGGACAAAAAGAAAATACCGAAACATTTGAAAATAAAATGGATAATCCCGAAATGGAAAAAGAAAAATATGATAAAGAATTTGTCGATTTTTATGAAATTACTTATCGAGACACTACAGATAGCCAAAAAGACATGGAATACGTTATTCAGAAAACCATTCCATCTAAAGTTCAGAATGATGTAAATATATTAATAGCTGGATGTGGAGTAGGTAAATTAGCAGCATTATTTAAGAAAAAATATAGAAATGTCATTGGTGTAGATAATTCAAAGCATATGATTGAAAAAAGTTATGAACTACATCCAAATATTCGTTTTATCTATGGTGATTTAACAAATAAGAATTTATTCGAAAAAGACACATTTACACATATTATTTTTGATCATAATTGTTTAAATTATAATGATCCAAAAGTAATGAATCAAATTTTAAAAAATAGTAATAATTGGTTGAAAACAAATGGATATTTAGTGGTACCTATTTTTGATAAAAAATCAATTGGAATTTCACCACGCTATTATACAACAAGTTATGTAGATAATAAAGGAGTTCTTCATGGATATACTTATTTAAATGGCTTTGCTCATGATGGTTACATGATACAAGATGATGTTTCCGGAAAAGATAATGTATTGCTTTTTGATAAAATAATTCTTGAAGATGGTAATCACCGTATTAAAAAGACGGCACTATTCATTCCAGAAAAAGAAGATATGTATGAAATGATACTTAAAAATAATTTTCAATTAGAATCGATTGCCAAAGAAATAAAACGAAAACAAGATTATTATGAATTAGCATTATTTAAAAAAGGACAAAAAACAATGAATGTAAATGATTTAGAAAAAAAATTCGCTTAATACAATTGCTTAAAAAAAGTAAAATGAGTATATTGAGTAAAATAAAGTAAAATGAGTATATTAAGTAAAATAAAGTAAAATGAGTAAAATGAGTAAAATAAAGTAAAATGAGTAAAATAAAATAAAATGAGTAAAATAAAATAAAAAAAATTTTTAGAAATTGATTTAATTTAACTTACATCTTTTCCATAAAAATAATATTTGTTAAAAGTAAGAAACAAATGGAATATAGTGTACATGATAAAGAAGTTATCGGAAATATTATTGGTATGAATCCTACTGGACTCATTTCTTTCGAAGGAACTTTTTCAATGGAAGGACCCAACCAAAGTGTAAATAGTCCTGCCAACTTATCTAAAGAAAAAATGAAACAAACAGATAACAATGAATATATATGTGATGATAATAATCAATACAAAGAAACTTTTCAAAATTATCAAAATAAAATAATAACACAACCGCCTATAGTAAGCAGGTCCCATTATTATAATTGGATTCTTCTTTATATTATTATCGTACTCATATTTTATTTTTATTGCACTATGATGACTTAAATATGAAAAATATATCACATTTATTCTTAAACATTATACATAAATTTATTATTTTTTTTTAAAATTATTTTTAAAAAAAATATAAGATATTATTATAAATATGCCAAAATATAATCAAAATCAATTCGAACAAGATCTAAAAAAATTAGAAAAAATGATGAATAATCATAAAATTAATCACCAGGGTGGTAAAGATAACTCGAATGAACGTCATTTTAAAGTGGTGGAATTAGACGGCCAAGTGGTTGATTTTGGAAGAATCAGTATTCGTAAAGTCACTAAAGGTGGAAAACCTGGACCTGGTCCTATTGCCGCTGCAAAGAAAGCACTTCGTTCTATTTGTGAACATTTGGGAATGAGTGGTAATAAAAAATTAAAAGTGAATGTTAAATTCATGATTAAAGAAATTACGCAAGATTCTGATAAAAAGATATATGGTCCTTATCGTGGTCATTATAAAAAGTATAGTGAAAAAGAAATGAAAGAAAAGAAAAATGCTACCGGACGTACCTATGAAATGGAACCTGTAGTTAAGATGATACATTCTAAGAATCATAACAAAAAACATTCTAATAGCAAACATAATAAAAATTTAAGCGGTGGAGGATGAGGCGGACCGATTCAACTTCCTTTGAAGTAAACTCCAACGTAAAAAAAGTAAAAAGTAAGAATGCTATTTCATAATTTTCTTCTTATCTACAATCTTCTTTAACAAAATGAATTTATAGGAATGACTGTTTAAATGAAATATATCTGGATAATTTATTTTAAATACGATATTATAAATTATATTTGTTATTATTATATGGTATATAATAATAAATCTACTAAAAATAAAATAAATACAAAATCTACTTATCAAATTGTCGATTTTCCCGTGGCAACTAAAAATTTTGGTCATTATGAAGCAACATATCCTAAGGGAGCAGCCATGCAAGCTTTCCAATTATTATCTAATATAGTTGAACAAAAATTAAATGAAGATGGAAAATTCATTGTTTTTGTGATACAAAATAAAGATACCAAAAAAGAATATAAGTACATTGGAGCAAAAATAAAGCTAGAAAATCCAGTTGTTAAATATGCAGATGGTGTACGTACTATCTATCATTATAAAAATGTCATAGGTAAATATAATCCTGCTCTTGACCAATTAAATATAAATACATAAGTATTATTTAATTATTCCCGCGGGGTAATATATTTGATCCTTTACTTCTTGCTACGCCAATTTTATATTGGGGTAAATACCAATTATTATAAGTGGAAGCTTGTTTATTATGTCCATAAGCCCTTAAATATTCTTGGTTGGCTAAGTAAAGAGCACGTTGACTTTTACGTCGAATTAAACTTTTTTGTTGTGCATAATATCCAGTAAAGTAATTATTTACAATATAATCCCATTCTGCTTTGGAAATTTTATTTTTCACCATTATACTGTAACGTGATAAAAATAAATTATAATATAGAAAATAATATAAAATAATAAAATTAATTATAAAAATTATAAAAATTATAAAAATTATAAAAATAAATTTCAAGAATCGAAAAAAATTTATCATTAAATAATAAGAAGAATTATGTCTAAAGAAACGACCCATTTTGATGTTAAACCAATTACAAGTAATTGTCCAGTAAAAATCAATGCAGATTCGAAAAGTATTAATCATTCAGGTTCCCATGAACATAAATCAAACTCTCATATTGATAATACACATTACCAAGCACGTGAAAGTTCACGTTATGATACCATAGAAGAGACATCTGTTCATCCTATGTTTGGAGGAATGTATGCAGCACCCAAAACTTTTCTTGTATCTTATAAGAAAAAAAAGTATGGTGTAAATGCTTGGAATCAACAACAAGCGATGGAAATATTTTTAAACACAAGAAATATCACACAAGATGAATTATTATCTATACAAGAAATTTCAGTTCAAAAAAAACATAACACTTCAAGGAAAGTAAAAAATCAAAATAATATGTTCCTAATACGAAATCGTAAAAATGTTGTAAATATAAAAAAATTATATTAAATAGGAAAAATATAATCTAGATAAAATAGAATTCGAAATTTGTATTTGTATTATAATATTCACATGAAATAATCGTTTCCAAGTTGTATAAATATATTTATTTTACTTGTACATAACCCTTCTTTTCCTTGCTAGCAATCAATTTCTGAATATCTTTAAAAGTACCTTCACCAACACTTTCAGTAGATGTTTTATCAATTTTCCCATAATTTACTTTATAGGAAAATTTTGTCGTACTTTCTTTAATTGCTTTGGCAGGATATGTAATCTTCCAGAATTTAGAAGAACCATTTTCGGTATTCTGTAGATAAATAACCATATCACTTTTCTTAGGAGAAAAGGATAGTTCTTCTTTTTTAGAAGACATTTTTTTATCTGCCGAAGCAGAAGTAGAAGCAGATTTTTCATCATTAAAAAAGTCAAGTAATGTTGTTGAAATGGAATCGACGTTTGATTTTTCATTCACTGAATCTTTCACTTCTTTAACCTCTTTTTTCTTAGGCTTTGAAACAGTATCTTCCTTTTTTTTACCTAACTTCTCCCATGTTGAAATATCTACACCGGAATCACGAATAAAGGTCAATAAAGCAGATTTGGTAGTGTGCTTGGAATAACCTTTTAGTTCTTTTTCACGGCAAATAAATTTCAAATTTTCGATTGTTAAAGCAGTAGTACTCATTTTTAATGTAAAACTATGAATAAATTAATAATTATTAAATTATATAATTGTATAATAATGATGTTAGAATAAAAATTAATCAATTTTTTTTATTAATTACTATTTATATCTTTGGAAATATTTAATAATTCGATTCTAATAGATATTTCTGGGTACGTGAAACATAAAGTTTTATAGCCTCCCATATTGCCAATAATTTTTCATCAGTTTCTTTTTTACGATGTTCTCGTAAATTTACTGAAGAAGAATATACCCATACTGCACTTTTTATTTCTTTAGTACTATATTGACTAAATTTATTGTGTACAAAATCAACAAAATTAGTATTGGTATGAAAATCAATTGCACTTAAATCCCATTTATCTAGTTCTAATTCCTTTACATAAATAGAAATAGGTCGAATTTTCAAAGTATTCATACAACGTGAACTCTTTCTATAAAATCGCTGATACCATACTACCGCATTTTTTTGAAGAAAAGACATGTCCCATTCTTTTCCACCATATGCCATACGATAAAATAATACATATAAAATACTTTCTTGTTCATTATTGTTTAATACAGTACAACCATCTTTCAATATTTCAGCCTTCGGGCTTTGATAGTGAATGTAAGGAGCACTTTTATTATTAATAATGATATTGTTAACACAGTCTTTTTTTTGAATAATACAGCATGTATATATACAACCTAAAATCCATTCATAAATATACCTTTTCATTTTAAATTTCTTGGTTCCTAAAGCAATCATTAGCCAAATAATTGTCGTTAAACTATGATGTAAATAAGTATCTTCTAACATAATAATTGGCAAACGTCTTAATAAAGCTTGACTATTTAATTTTAGAAAATGATACCCTGCTTGTATGGCTAAAGGTACATTTTGTTTTCGTATTGATTTTTGTAATAAGGAAGAAAGATACACTTCATTTTTGTATTTGCATTCTTTTTCCATGGTGTATTCATTTTCGTAATAATCAGAAAAATAGCCACAAATATAAAAATAATAGCCACGTTTAATACTAAGACAATCAATTTTGTGAATGAAACTAATTTTTTCAGGACGATCATCTAACATATGTGCATTTTTTTCCGGATTATGTCCATTCAGCCAATTTATGTAAAAATATTTCTTTAATTGGAAGGTATTTTCAGAAGAGCCATTTTTGTTTGATACTTTAAAAAAACAGTCAATTGTTTTTTGGTTATCCATACCTAAATATTGTGAATAAAATTGAATATAATTTACATTTTAATAAATATATATAGTAGGATAATTTCATATCATTTTTTCATTTTTTAATAAAAAATAATATATGAAAGCATTCAGTATTTATAGTTATAAATATATATAGCAATAGTTCATAACAAAATAATTACATTTTAACCAGTTCATGACTTCAATTTAATACTTATTATTTTTCATTTCATGTTTCACCAATTATTTTATAGCAAATAAATAGGCATCATCTCCATCATGAAAACTGTAATTATTATGATATTCACGTGCACTTATATCCTTTTTTTTGCTATCTTGAATAAAGGGAAATAAATAAGGTGCTGTATTTAATAAAATAAAGTTTTTAGAACAATCAAAATTATGCTTGCCAACACCTACTACAATGCTTTTCTTATTATCTGGTAATGCACTGTTAATATGGCGCATAATTCCCATCCAGTAACCTAGTAGATCATCTTTTTTGGATAATGTACTAGTAATAAAATCTTCTTCATTATACACGCGAATATATTTATGAATAAAATTAATACTCATTAAATAATAATAATATAAGGATAAGTTAGAATTCATACACCCCGGCGCACCAAAAGAGGTGACTACCACTTTGTATTTTCTTTTTTCGCGAAAACAATAATTATACAAATCTAAAATTAATAAATTACCAAAAGCACCTCCCATAGAATGTCCGGTAATATAAATATCTTTTATCTTGGTATAATAATTTAAAATATATTTTACTTTATCGTATATTTTATAGGCTTTATATAAATCAATTAATCCTTTATGAAATTTAAATTTGGTGGAAATATATTTACGACTTAATATTTTCTCAATAGGATAATTTTTCAATAATTTTTTTTTCCAATTTTCAAAAGAAGTAAGAATCTTACGATCTACCCAATTTGTGATATCTTTTTTAAATAAAATTAGGTCATGAAAAAAATCAATTTGATAGTAGGTACTTCCCCGTAAAGAAATAAATAAATGATCATCCATTTTTGATATAAGAATTTCACTATCATAAAATACAATGGGAATAGAAAAGAACTTTTTATCTAATCGAACCGAAGAATAAAAGTAAGTATATTGAATTAATTTAAGAAAAGTAAGTAAGACACATTGTTTATAACTCTTTTTTTGTTGTATTAAATCTTTGTATTTCAAATTTTTCTTTTGAAAAACATCAATCACATGCTTCAAGTCTTCAGGAGAAACACGATCACGACGAAAATTATAAATATAATATTTTCTTTTCTTTTTTTTTAATTTCGAGAGAAGAGTCTTATCTTTTTTAATAGCATTATCATAAGAAAGTACCATACTATTAAATGATAAAAATATTATGATAAATTTAAAAATAGACTGAATAAAAATAGATTTTATAAATAAAAGTTATAAAATAAAAATAATAGTAAATTTTAATCGTAATTTTTCTTATTCTAAATAATGTTGCCGACAAACTGCCACATAAACATCTTTGGAACCCACTAAAGTTGTATCTTTTGATTCAGTAATTCTTTTACTAAAACAAGCTTGTGTACCATCTTTACAAATAGTACAAAGTGCATTAATTTTTTTCACATTATTTGCATAAGGAATTAAACGTAAAACATCCCCGAAAGGTTTTCGTTCAAAATCTCCATCCAGGCCAGCCGCAATTACTTTTTTTTTATCCAAATCACACCATTTGGATACTGTTTCAAAGGCATCTTCAAAAAATTGAAGTTCTTCAATAATAATTATTTCAGTTTCTTGGAAAATAGGGTCTTTTTCAAAATCTTTAAGTTTATCGAAAATTAAGCAATTATCGTAAATAGTATTGTTGTGTGTACTAATTCCTTCAGTACCGTAGCGATTATTAATTTTGTGGTTAATGGCAACCATTTTTTTCTCTAAAAACTGATACACATTAATTTTCTTAATGAGTTCTGTACTTTTACCGGCGTACATGGGCCCAATAATTAACTCTAAATATCCCTGATTCATCATTTTACTATTATTTTTTTTTCTTTAAATAAACTATTTTTAGGAAATTTGTAAGATAAGTTTGCAGTAAAAAAGCACGAGAAAGTATAAGTAGAGTACATCAGTGTAAGGATAAATATAAATCATATTTTTTGTATTTGTTAAAGTATTTTTTACAGTTTTTTCATCATCAATTTTTTCATTTAACTTAGTTATAATTGTTTCTATATTTTTTACATTGCCTTTTGTTATATTTCCCGAAAAAGAAACACTTTTTTTCCCAACAACATTAGTAAGCTCATTCATCAATGTCTGATTTTGTTGGTAAAGATTTTCAAAAAATTGCTGAACAGCTGGATCATTAATTTTTTTGTTTTGTGTTTTGATTTGATTTATAAATAGATCTTTTGTATTGTTGGTTTTTTTAGAAGGTTGTAAATAAGCACTTGTTTTCTTTTTTAAATCTTTTAAATTTTCATTACTACTAATATTATTAGTACATAATTGTAAAAGAGAATCAAATTGTTTATCATTGGTTAATAAAAATTTTAATTTATTATCTTGTTGTTTAAATTTCATTTTGGTTAAAAAATTGTTGTAAGCAGTATCACAATCCACAAAAACTGATGTTAAATCAGGTATCAACTTATTAGACGTATTTTGACTTGTTTGTTTGCTTGTATTAAAATAAGAAAAATTGTTCTGAAAAGCATTGGGAATCTTATTTTTATTATTTGTACTAGTTAATTCTTTGCTCATTGTATTGTAAAACATATAGGTTAAATACATACTGTATTGTTCTTTGGTGGAAGTTATTGGAATTTTGTTTAATTTTTCTTGTAAATCTTTAATTATTTTTTCATACTGTTTAATATATTTCTCTAAATTAGCAGGGGTAAGGGAAGAGTTTTTAAATCCTATAATTGGGAAAGTTGTATTTATATCATTATTTAAATTATTTAATTGTTGATTGAGAAAATTTACAATTTCTTCTTTTTTAGAATTATCTGTAATTTTAGTATTGTTTAAATTTTTTAAAAAAATTTTATTTTTATTATTTGATAATGTTTCAATTTTATTGTTTTTATTAGCCAATTTTTTTATTATGTCATAAGCTTTCTGATAATTTTTCAAATCATCAATTGGACATTTTTCTAACGATTCAATATCAGTTGTTAATTTTGATCGTTGATCTAATTTATCAAAATAATTACTTTGTACATTCTTTGTCGGGTTTTCTCCTTTTTCGGCATCATATATTTTCTTTTGTTTATTAATTATATTTTCTAAAGACCAAGAAGATTCCTTTTGTTTATTTTTCAATGCATCCCATTCCGTTTGTATATCAATTTGTGTACTTTTTACTTCTTTCAAGAGATCTTGACTATTATATGAATTAACAATCTTTTTATTAGACGGAAATACATATTGAATATATTGCTGATTGAATAACATATCGTAAATAAACAATTGGGTCATATATCCGGCAATGTTATAATAAGGGCTATTATCTGGAATTTTTTTTGTAGGTGTATTTGAATTATTACTAAAAGTAGGAGTACTATTACTAGGATCGGGACAACTTTCAATAACTAAAGAATTATTTTTTGTAAATAATTTCTGAAAACTTTCCGACAAATGAGCACCTTTTAATTTTTTAATTTCTGTACATAGAGAAGTCATATTTTTGGTAGTTGTTTCTTGTATTTTTTTTTCTAAAATAGACTTCGTATTTTTATTTTTATTTGAAGAAATACGTTTATAGGAAGCTATTTGGAAAGCATAAATATCATTTGCTTTTTTAAAAATTTCAATAAAAACAGCAAAATTTTCTGGAGTTCCTAAATGTTCTACAATTTGATAATAAATAAGTAATTCATTTGCCTGTTTTAAGTAAGATTTTATTTGATTAATAGACGATGTTTTTTTAGTCGATTTATCAATGATATCGATCGCATTATGAATCAAAATGTTTATATTTTTCTTAAGATGTTCAATATTTGTTTTTATTGAATTATTTTTTGTAATATTATAGTTTACATCTACTAATTTATTTGGAAATACATTTGTTTTCAAACTATTTAATGAACTTTCTAATGCTTCGATTTTTTTCTTTACTTTCTCGTAATAAATATATTTCTTATTTTCATTTTCAAGCAAAACTATAAATTCTCCCAAGTGACCAATCATTTTTTCCTTAATTCCAATAATTTTCGATAAACTATTATCGCCACTATTATTCCGTTGTTGTTTGTTATTATTATTTTTAATATCAAAATATTTCTTATAAAAATATACATTTACTTGATGAATAATCGGATTATGATAAGCAAACATAAATTTCAAATTATGAATTTGATTCAAGCAATGACTATTGGCTATTTTTTTTTCACATTCGATGTTATATTTTGAATATGCATAGGAATAAATTACATATAATAAGGGTAATACATAGGTAGTAATATAGATTTTTTTTTGATTCTTAGAATTATTTCTGCTATCAAAACTATTATTTATGAAATCTATTAAATAAGGTATTACCTGTTCATTGATTAATGTTTTATAAACTTTATCCGAAACAGTTTTCTTAAATAATTCATCTATTTGCTGAAAAGGCAACTTTGATAAGCTCATAACTACTTATACTATAGATTTTTTATTTAATTGATTATAATCTTCTAATAAATTTTTAATCGAAGACATATCTAATTTATAGTCAATTGTAGATAATTTATTCTTAAAGTTTTCTATATGTTGTATTTGCTGATTATTTTGCACCACTTTTTTCTGGTAAAAATACACTTGTACCATTAAAAATAAAAATAATAAAATTAAAATATAAATATATAATGAATATTCCATGTTTTCTTACTATAAGATTACATAAAAATACTCCAAAAATAATTCTCCAAAAATAAATAAATTAAAAAATAAAATACCGTGCTTTATCAATAAACTAGTTTTTTTAACAATTTTATTGCAAAATATATCAAAAAAAAATAAAAAAGTGATATTAAAAATTTTTAAGTACTTTAGAATTTAAAAAAATATATCTAATAAGCATATATTATGGCTTCTCCTATAAAAGATCAAAATTATGATATATTTAATTTTCTCCAAGAAATGAACGTGGAGAAAGGGAAATTATACACCCATACATCCATGGGAAAACCTTTAGGAAGTTATTATATAGACAAAGAAAATTTATCTACTTTTTATGAATTATACCAGAAAGCGATTATGGGTGGTCAATCGCTTCATATTACTGAAAAACATGAGGACATTGGTCCAGTGATTATTGATTTAGATTTTAAATATGATATTGAAATTACTACACGACAACATACACCCGAACATATTCAGAAAATAGTGAGCCTTTATAATGAAATTATAGTTGATTTGCTTGAAATCGATCCTACTGACGAGAAACTTACAAGTTTCGTATTTGAAAGAAATAATGTTTATCAGACCAAGGGAATTACCAAAGATGGAATTCATATATTATATCCCAAAATTGTTTCTATTCCCGAAGTCCAATATACTATTAGAGAAATTTTACTTAAGAAAATTAGTCCCATTTTAGAAGAATTACCACTAACCAATAAACCTCATGATGTTGTTGATAAATCTGTTATTTCTACAACAAATTGGTTATTATACGGAAGTTCAAAGCCTAACTTAGACCCTTATATTTTGAAATCTATTTATAGTCATGATGGAACAGCATTAAATATGGAAGATTATACATTTGATGACATGAATATTGCTCAATTCTTCTCTATTCGAAATAAGAAGCAAAGCGAAGTAATTCCGGTGAAAAATGATAAGATGCCATTAATTGAACATGTTCAAATTAAGAAGAAAACATTGATGCATAAAAAAACCGTTAAAGCTTTTCACGATGATATTGATTTATTAAAATCAATTATCGAAATTTTAAGTGATGAGCGTGCTGAAAGTTATAGTGAATGGATTGGTGTTGGATGGGCACTTCATAATATTGATCCTAATTCGCAGGAACTACTTGATTTATGGATTGAATTTAGTAAGCGTTCTCCTAAATTTAAAGAAGGAGTTTGCGAAAAAGAATGGTATAAAAGTAAAAATGAAGGATATGGTGTTGCCACCCTACATTATTGGGCCAAAATTGATAATATGGAAAAATATAAGGTAATTATGGAAGATAATTTGAATAAATACATCGAAAAAAGCATTAAAACACCTACTCATTGTGATATTGCGAATGTATTGTTTAAAATGTTTAAATATGAATTTAAGTACAGTGGTCAGGAATGGTATAAGTTTGAAAATCATATATGGTACCGTGAAATCGATGGCATATGCATCCGTTCTAAGATTTCCACAGATTTATGTGATATTTATTTTAAAATCATTTCAAAATACAATAAGATTCAAAGCTCGAACGATATAAATGTATCGGAAGAAGAAAAAGAAGATTGTAAAAACAAGGGAAAAGAGATTTTAGAAATTATTAAAAAATTGAAGACAACTAGTTTTAAGGATAATATTTTGAAAGAATGTAAAGAATTGTTTTATGACAAAGATTTCATTAATAAATTGGATAATAATCCTTATTTAATTGGTTTCAAAAATGGAATTTACGACTTAAAAGAACATGAATTGCGTGAAGGACGCCCGGATGATTATGTTCAAATGACAACTGGTATTGAAAAGATTGATTTTGAAGAAACCAATGAACACTGGGAGGATTTAAGTAATTTCATTAATACTGTTTTTTTTGAAGAAGAAATTCGCCATTATTTTTTGAATTATTTTTCATCGTGCTTACAGGGTCATAATGCGGAAGAAAAGTTCCGTATTTGGACGGGTGTCGGTTCAAATGGCAAGTCCAAAATCTTAGAATTATTTGTCAATTCTATTGGTGAATATGCGATTAAATTTCCAATCACGATGTTAACAGGGAAACGAGCTGCTTCTAATGCGGCTACACCGGAAATTGTGCAATCGAAAGGAAAGCGTTTTGGCTATTTTGAAGAACCTAGTGAAAATGAAAAAATAAATGCGGGTCTTCTAAAGGAATTTACGGGTGGAGATAAAATTAAAGCACGTGGTCTGCATAAAGAACCGATTGAATTTAAACCACAATTTAAGCTGGCATTGTTATGTAATGAAATGCCTGAAGTACCTCCCTATGATAATGGTACTTGGAGAAGAATGGAAGTGATTGAATTTAAATCTCGTTTCTGTGAAAATCCCAAAGAACCCAATGAATTTCCGATTGATAAATATTTGTCCGAAAAATTAAAGCATTGGAAAGAATTGTTTATTGCCCTGTTATTAGATAAATATTATGTCGATTATACACAACATGGAATTAAAGTACCTATGGATGTGATTAAATTTACATTAGAATATCAGAAACAGTGTGATTTATATACGGATTTCATTACTGAAAGCTTGGAAGATACAAAAGATGAGAAGGATATGATTGATCTTACTGAATTATATGATGAATTCAAAACGTGGTATGAAGAAACATTTTCGAATACGAAGTATCCTTCTAAGGTAGAATTTAAGAAATATTTGAAAAAGAAATATTTGAAAAAGGTGACACCAAAAGAATTGAAAGGATTTACGTTTAAAACGAAGACAGTTAAGTTAAGTAAGAATAGTTCTTTTGATAATAATTCAACAGGATATTAATAAATTAAAATAATTTTTTTTATTTTTCACTTATTTTACTCTAAATATATAAATATATTTATTTCAATTCATTCAATTTATTTCAATTCAATTCAATTTATTTCAATTCATTCAATTCATTTCAATTCTATTTAAAATATTAATATAATTATATATTATATTAACATGATATTCCTCATATTTGAATTATTATATACGACATTATTTTCTGGATTTTTCCTGATTGGTTTTGGAACCACTATGAATCGCATAGGAGATTTTTTAAAAATGTTAGAAACAGAAGACAACGATAATTTTTCAAAAGCTTTCGATAAACTTACAAATGATGTAATGAGTGAATTTAATAAATTTTTTACTTCTTCACATATTGTTATTTCCAAAAGTATGAAGCTTATGAATATTGCATATGAATTATTTACTGGAGAAAAAGTAATTAAAAAATCAAAAGAGGGTAATATTATTATTAGTGATAAAAGTGCTCTTATGGAAAAATATGAATCAAAAATTGAAGCTTTAGAAAAAAAGATATCTCAGTTTAAAGAACAAAAAAAAGAAAAAGATTCTGATTCTACAAGTAGTGATGACGATGATTCTGAAGAAGAAATTATAGAAGAAGAGGAAGATTAATTTTTCTTTTTACCCATAAAAAAGTTAATTGATATCTATTATATCTATAATAGATATTTTAACTATAATATCTATTATTTCTATTATATTATTTAAAGTAATTTATCCATAGTATATATATATGAGTTTAGAAAATTGTTCTAATGAGCATACTATAGATTTTATAGCTAAATCTTTTTTCGTTTTTATGATTTCTTTATCATTCATCAATGATGTTTTTTCATTGAAAGATATGATTATAGAAAATGAATTTGTGAAAAATAACATAGAAAAAATCAATGATACTTCTGAATTATTTAAATATTTTTTATCGAATAAAGAGAAAAAAACACGTAATGGATATATTATTAAAAAAGAAAATAAGGAAGAGAAATCTAATAATGATAGCAAAAAAGATAAAATATCTCAAGTAAATACTACGAATAATAATATTGCTACACCTTCACATTCAGAACAAAATTCTTCTACCATCCCAACTCAAGTGTTAAACTCAACAAAATTAAAAAAAAAGAAAATGAGTTATCAGAATGATTTAATGGAAGAAGTTGATGATGATTCCGAAAATAAGAAAGATGCTTCTTCTAAAATAACAGAAAAAAAATCTGCATTGAATGATCCAAAAATAAAAGTACCACGTAAAAAAAATGTAAAAATGGATGTCCAAAAAAATAAAGATAATCATTCGAATTCAACATAGAAGTCCATTTTTGTTTCTAAATAATTATTCACAATAATAATTATTTATCTAAAGATAATAAAATATAAGTATAATTAGGGATCATATGAAAATATCTTTCATAGATTATTTCAAACAAAAATATAACTTACCTTATTTAGAAGAAATTATATCCTTACTTTATTTAAGTATTTTAGTCTCGATTATTATTTATTTATGTAGTAAATTTGAAGTCATCCAAATGGCAATTATTCTTTTTTTTGTTCTTTTATTTTTATCGTATATAATTAATAAATATTATCAGAAAAAATATGAAGATCAAATGAGTTTTATAAGGAGTAAATTTGAAGATATTAATATTCTATTGAAGAATATCATCAATAAAAATAATGATCAAAAATTAAAATAATTTTATATAAATTAATTATTATTTCAAATTAAATATTCTTCGCTGCTAATTTACTATTATAGTAAGCAATAAAGAAAATAAGCACAAAGAAAATAATTAGACAAATGGAACTTAATAAATTAATCATATTATTATTTACTTGTTCTTCATTTTGACTCATTTTAATTGCCTGCATTTTTGTTGTATTTTTCTTATCTAAATTAGAAACCATATTACGAATTATGGGTGCTTCTACGTTATTTAATTCATTTAATTTATTACCAGTAAGGTTAATAAATTCATTACTGAGTACAGTACGATATTCTAATTCTTTTTTTAGATATTGATCAATTTGAGCTAGTTTTTCTTGATTTGTATCAGATTCTTCTTCATCATTATAAAAATTTTCAAAATTTAAAATTCCAGTTGTCACATTTTCCGCCTTACTCCAATTTTTCTGATCAAAAATATCATTACTTACACTAAAAATATCCACAAAGTATAAATTACTGGAATAATTATTCAATTCATAAGAATTAGCATAATATACAAAGAAACTTTCATTCATTTTGGAAGAAATATTCATGGCTTCTTCAATCGTATAAACTTTTCCGTATAATTTCACAGCATCACGTGTAGTAGGATCATCCACTAAATACTGAGCAGCATCAAATCCTTTAAATAATTTCCATTTTTTATTGGTATTTGATAAATTTGTAAAATCAAATTTACGTACATTTTCCATGGCAGAATTCATCGATATATCCTCATTATAATTTACTTTTTTTATTTTCTGAAATTTCATGGCTTGTAATTTAGTAAGTTCTTCCATTTTTTGATTAATATTTTCGTCATATGAATTTATTTCCATATTGTTATTTTTAAATTTTAATTTCTTATAACTGGCGTCGTCTTTAATTATTCTCGGTACATTATAGACAGGACGAGAACATTTATACAATAATTTCTTCTTATTAATTGAATTAATTTTTTCTAAGTCATTTGGATTAATATAAAGAGAAATGCATTTTGATTGATAAATTTCTTTATTTTTCTGAACAGGACATTTTAATTCTAAGGCTAAATCACTTTCCATTTCATTTACAGGAATAATATCTTTATTCTTCATATTTTCATTATAACATTCGTAATGAACTTCCAGAAATAATTGTTCGGAACAAATTTGCTGATTTTGTAAAACAAAATTGCGAAATAGTTTATTGGTTTTTATTTTACAATTTTGGTTATTCACATCACAATCCATGGTAAAATAATCATTTAAAGGAAGAGAAGAAATAATTTTATTTCCACATTTCAAAAAAATCTGAATGGAAGAAATATCAACATAAGATACTTTTTTTTGTTTAAAAATCATGTGATTATGATGCAAACCATCTTTATTTACTTGACGTCGAGCAAAATCAACACATTTCCGGTAATTATTCTTATCTTCTTCAGAATGAGATTCAACATTTTCAAATTGGTTATAATTAAAACTATCATCCAAGCAACCTTCATATAATTTATTTTGTGTACCTTCTGCACAATAGTGTTTCATATCTTGATCATTAAATGTACAGAATTGATCTTTTCCACATTGATTATCAAAATTACAAATTTTATTCATAATAAGTAATATCTACTATAAGATAATATATAATTTTTTGATTTTATTTTTGAATTTAATTTATAAAATAAGAATAATTTATAAATTATTTAATTCTTATAGATACACCTGTGCACATTTATATAATTATAAGTTTTGTTTTATTATTCTTTATAAATTAGCTGTAAAAGTACTATTTCCAACTAAAGAACTATCTAGTACATTCTTTTGTCTATTTAATTCATAAACACCTATTTCATCACTACTTCGTTTATCATGATCAACCCATTGAATTTTATCGTAAATTGGTTTATCACTCGTACCAACATTAACAGCTGATCCACCTACAATCATTTTTTCTTTATCATTACCAATGATTAATTGCTTAGGAGCATTACCATCATAATAAAAATACCCGGGAATATTATTGACACTAACATTACTTTCATCAGGATACACTTTTTTTTGTTCTTCACAAGCACAGTTTTTCTCATTCCATTCTGTACGATCGCCATATAATTGTCTTTGTAAATCTGTTTTCGTAAATTTACCCCAGTTTTGGACAGATTTTTCTAAGCGATTATTTTTAAGTATGTTAAAGAAATCACCAATATTTCTAAAGTTAAACCAATTGAATCCATACAAGAATAAAATAATATAGCAAAATAATAATATGATAAAGATAATATTAAATAGCGCACCACTTAATTTTCCATACACATATAAACAAACAATACATAAAAGTATCAATGACAAAATAATAGAAATAGTTGCAACTGTAATATTTACATTATTTTTTTCCATATATGCGTTCGTTTCATCAATAAGTCGATCTTTATTAATAATACTTGATTCATAATCTTGAAGTTCTCGTATTTGATTATTTAATTTTTCATTTTTCATTTTAATCAATTGTTCTTTTTTTAATAATATTTGCGCATCAATATTATTTAATTCACTTTGTGTATTTATAGCTAAACTTCCCTCATTTGCCTTTATATTTAATGAATTAAAAGCATCTTTATATGTCTGAGATGTTTGTATTGGATCTTTTTCTCCCATTATTCTATATATAGATTTTATATAAATATTTTAATTATAATTAAATAATTTAATTATAATTTCTATAATTTTCTGAATGAAAACTACAAATAAAAGATAAAATTATAAATAAAAGTTAAAAATATAAATAAAAGTTAAAAATTGAAAATCAATTAATTATTGTACAATTTTCATCATTTATTCCATTTTTATTTGGATCACTTTCACATATATATTTATTCTTTAACATCATATTTGGTTTATAAGAACATGGGATTGCTGAATATTTCTTCTTATTTGTTGGACCGCCAAGTGGCAATCCAGATGCACCACGTGTTCCACCGCCCAACCATTCACACTCATAATAAGTTGATTTTGGATAGGTTGTTCCAAAGAAAGGCTTGGGTTCATCACCCATTTCATATAAAGAATTTGGATTCACATTATCTCCTGTATTTGTTGTTTTCATCCCATATTTATTATAAGGCAATGAACCTTTTTCCCAGACATTTAGTTGTGGATCAATATTCAATGTATCTCCTGGATCACGTTGTATGATATCAATTCTTTCTTCTTCTTCTTCCATATCATCATTCTTAGAACAATTTGCCGGACAAGTATATTCAGGTACTACATCTTCTAATAATTTCTTAGAATAATCTTTCATTGCTACTTTTAATCCTTGAATACGCTTATTAATATTATGTAAATTATAATGGTGCGTCACGGAAAAGTAAATAATAACAATAAAGATTATTATCATTAATATACTTAACCCAATAAGGTAAGTTAAATTAATTATTTTGTAAGAATATAAGAGGATTAAAATTCCTAGAATAATAAATAAAAAAATTAAATATTTAGATATTAATATATTTCGTTCTTGTTTTAAAATATATTCGTTGTATTTAATAATTAATTGCTCTTTATCTTGGATTGTACCATCAATTTTAACAATTTTATCGTAATTTTTATTAAATTTTTCATCATAATTTAGAATTAATTGATCAGTTGTTCCTATTAATTCGGTAGATGCATTAAAATCAGCCATCTTCTATATTTTTAATCATAGATTTTAATTCATTGTTTTTTATTCATAAATAATAAATAAAAAGTAAAAAATAAAAGTAAATATTTTCTTTATTTTTATAATATCTACATTTTACTTATACATTAAAATGATACATTAAAGCCATAAGTATAATACATACAATTAAGATAATATAGTAAATATATCCATTGTATTTTATATTTTCCAAATAAGAAGAAACTTTTATTTTTCTTTTATGTTCTTCTTCCATATTTTGGAAATTTTCTATTGATCCTGTTCCAGCACTTATTTTTTCAGTAATTTCTTTACTATATTCTTCTGCTTCTTGTAAATATTCTAAGCCACCTGATTTATAAACATTCACTGCATTTTCTACATTTTGTTGGGTATTATCTGGTTGTATTAAAACTTCTTTATTATTATAATTGGCAAATTTTGTATTTTTATCTACATATTTATAAAAATTATCAATATTTTCATCGATTGCTTTATTTTTCTGTGCACCAATAATAGCCATATTATTTAATCCAATATTTTTTAATTTATTTTTCTTAAACGAACTATCTTTTTCTAAATTATCATAAAGACATTTGGCATCTACGTTAAATCCGGTAGTTTTATTCCCATTTTCATTTAGTCTCATACATTTTTCTATGGCATCTTTATCCATTCCATATTTATTCGACAAGAAATCAGACCCGCATTTTTTCTTAATAGTATTTTGTTTTTCTCGACTTAAGGAATTAAAATTACTTATATTTTTTGGTTTAAAACCAATTTTCCCTCCATTTTTTTTATAATAAAATTTAGGTACTTTTTTGAATAAACGACAATTATCAGTAGCTCTATTTTTATCAAATGAATAACCTATACAATCAGATTTTTGATTACAAGAACTTGAACAGTCTCTTTCACTATTTGATGATTTCTTTTTTTTAGGAACTTTTTCATAAATATAATTACACCAAGGACCTCCTGTTTTACCACAATTACTTTTACCATATTTTGTCGCATGATTAAAAGAATTATCACAGCAACACCATCCTGTTTTTCCGTTACCATTTTGAAGACCAATATATTTATATTGGGGACAAGCTGCTTTACATGTTTCGGCAGTATACCCATATTGATGAGGCCCATAACGAAGTGCTCGATTTCCTGTATCTTTATAAGGACCAATATTTTTTAATGTCGACTCATTACCGCTTCCTTCAGTATCATATACATAATTCACCCATCCCGCACCATAAGGTCCAGAATTACGTCGTCCATACATTTCGGCTCGATTTAGATCATTTCCAGCAAAGCATTGAACACCACAACCAGGACATTGAAGTCCAAAATATCGATATCCATTATCTTTTGCTCGCTGTGCACATGCTTCTTTATTATATCCCACATTGCCTAAATAAGCAGGTAAAGCTCTATTCCATGAATCACCATAAGCTCCAATGGGAGTAATTTGCTGATCACTTTTAATAATTTCATCTTTTAAAGCACCAGAATCTGGTTTTTTTGTATAAGTGATTGTTCCCCAATTTTGATATTTATTACTCGCACCATTTTTAAATTGACAACCCTTATTATTTCCCCACCAATTTAACATACTAAATCCAGTACAATCATTCATACGATCGCATTCATTTGCACATTCATCATGAGGAATATTATAATTTGTTTTAATATTATTAGTAGGTATATATTGATGCCCCAAGCTAGTATAATTACCAACATCCCCTTTTAATACGTAAAGTTCGACTTTTTGAGCTGCTTTATAAGAAGCTGGTATACCACCACCCCATTTTTGAAATGATCCAATTGCATACCACCACCAACCAACACGTGATGATCCACTTAATACACATTGTCTTCCATTAAAACGTAATCCATCCCAATAATTTTGAGTATAAGGAATATAGACTCCTTCATAACCACGTACTGTTTTTTCATGGAAAGGATTCGATTCTTGGCGCCAAATTTGATGTTGTAAACCACTTCCTGGCCAGACAAGACGAAAAGTATATTTTCCATCTATTTTAAATAAATCATTCAATAAATTACCATTCATATAATTATCACTATTTGGATCATTGGTGTTAAATTTATGACTATGAGCAGTTCTTTTATCAAATAAATGAGGAAGTGTTTGTCGTGCTAATAATAAATAACTTCCTTCTTTAAAATCTTTATTATCATCTTTTAAATCAAAACTTACATTATTATGTGTTGCATATCCATTGGTTAAATTCTGTTTTCCACAATAACTTAAATCAAAAATATCTTTCGTAAAGTTGGTTTCATAAACCCATTCATTATTGGTAGAAAATAGTAATTCTTTATTATCACGACGACGAACATCAGCAATAAAACCAGCAGGATTGGGAGACCATCCTAAATTCATACAATGTGCTTCAATTACATTTTTTCCGGGAAGT